CCTACTGGCTGGGCAGCTCCGCGGGTGAAGTGTTCGCCGGCCGTTCGTCGCTCGTCGGATCTATAGGGGTCAAGGCTACCTTCAAGGAGTATTCCAAGCAGAACGCAATGGAGGGCGTCACGGTAACGGTCATCCGCGCTGGCAAGTACAAAGCTCTCGCAGACAGAAACGAACCGTTGACGCCAGAAGCCGAGGCCCAGATCCGGGCCGTGGTCGACGCCACCTACGAAGTCTTCGTTGAGCACGTGGCAGAAGCGCGGGGCAAGTCATATGCCTACGCAGACAAGACGATGGCCGATGGGCAGGAGTTCATCGGCAAGGCCACGGTGGATGTAGGCCTGGCGGACAAGATTGCAACATTCGACGAGGTGATGGGTGACCTCAGGAGAAAAAGTGTTGCATCATTACCACAAACTATGGATAATCGCGGTAATCATAGCGGCTCACTATCGCGTGCGGTCGCTGCGCAAGTTCCTGGAGGGGAAGACATGGGTAAAAAAGCACTGACGGAAGCCGACATCGCGCTACTGGCTGCGGGCGTCGCGTCGGCTTCGGTGTCAGGAGACACCGAGTTGGACGAGGTTGAGACTGACAAGATCGAAGCCGAGAAGGCTGCAACGCTGAAGGCAGAAACTGACAAGCGAGTTGAGGCGGAAGCCGCTGAAGTCGCCAAGGTCGAAGCCGAGAAAGCTGAAGTTGCCAAAACCTCGGAGACTGTGCAGTATTTGACCGCGCAGATCAAAGAGAAGGACGCGGAGATCCTGAAGGCTGCCATCGACCTGAGCAAAGTCACCGAGAAGCTCGAAGCCGTCGAGGCTGTACTGGATCCGCTGGTTGCGATCGCAGTGAAGTCAGCAGGCAACATGAGCCTGAACCTTGGGGGCAGTGCTGGCCTGTGTGAGGGCATGACTCCATCGCAAGTGGTTGCCGAGCATGCCCGCCTGACCCCGCTCTTCCAAGCCAAGTACCCGGTTGGCGGCGTTGCCGCAACCCTCGAAGGCACCACTAACCAGGCGTCGAGCGATCCGCGCCGCATGGCCCGCGTCAATGCGGCTCGCCACATCAAGTAAGGAGTAGGACTAGCATGGCAAAATTCAAAATGGTGTCGCAGTTGGGGATCGAATCCTTTACTGCTCGACTCGGCACGGCCTCGGGCTCGGCCAACTACGAAGACGACAAGATGATCGGAAAAGCGGTCAAGCTGATTGGCGATAGCCAGTACAGCCTGTGCGCGGCTGGTGATCAGATCGAGGGCTTCGTCACTGCAGTCGAAACCTACACTGCAGATGACTTTTCGATCGGTTCGGTCGACAGCAAGTCACGCAAGCGCGTGACGCTCGACGGCCTGCAGGCCACTCCGGGCACTGGTGTGATCGCAGTTGGAGACTATGTCGTTACCGGCACCGTTGTTCCCAAGGGCACGGCGCTCACGGTACCCGTCAAGGTGTGCAAGGCCACCACCCAAACCGGCATGTACCACGCCTGGCGTGTCGTGTCCCTCGAAGGCACTACGGCCGTGGGCCAGTACGCCACCATCGCACGCGTCAACGGTTAAGGAGACCAAGACATGGCAGCTTTTATCGACGCACAAGGTGCGACTCAACAATTCGAGATGAACCTCGACGTGGTCCGCGAAGCCGGCAATGCCCGGGCTTCTGTTCGTGACTATGTCAACGGCCTTCTCGATACCAATGTCGAGGCCTATGGCGACCCCCTCCCGCATGCCCCTGGGTCCGGGGTGATCCTCCGCCACCCGCCGCATCAGTTCGGCATCAAGTCCAGCACCCTGGACTCGGTGGTCAACGGCCGCGTCACGTACGAAGCCGGCACCATCGTCCGCAACCCGTCAAACCAGGCCCGCGTCCTTCTGACGCCCGCCATCGGCGCCCTGATCGAAGACAAGCTCCTGGCCAATCTCGATACCAACGCCAACGCGTTCGACGGCATGATTGCCCAGGACGACACGATCGCCGATGAATGGCTCCTGTGGCCCGAGATCAACTTCACAGGCGCTGAAGCCGGCCGGTCGCAGGTCACCTCGCAACTGGCGAAGCCGGCGCGCATGATGAGCGTCACGACCAGCGAGAAGCAGGTCCGCATCCCGACCTACGCGCTGGGCATCGAATGGTCCGAGCAGGCCACCAAATACGTCAACCTCGACCTGATCTCGCTTGCCATTGCCCGCCAGGTCGCCGTCGAGCGCAACGAACGCGCTAACGTCAACCTGCTGAACATCCTGAACGGTGACGCAGACGTCGGCCAGGGCTCGCTCGCATCGCTGGGCAAGGTCAGGACCGCTGTCTCGCTGGACGCCGAGGCCACCGCCGGCATCACGCAGTTGGCCTGGATCAACTGGCTCTACCTGAACTCGACCAAGCGCAAGCTCAAGGTCCTGGTCACGGACATCGCCGGTGCCATGGCGATCGAGAATCGCACGGGCCGCCCGGTGGTCACGAACGACAACCCGACCAGCGCACGGATCGACTCCACGGTCAGCGTGATGAACCCGACCTGGGCGCCGAACCTGCCGATCTTCATCGTCGATCCGAGCGTCGGCTGGCCGGCGAAGACTATTCTCGGTATTGACACCGACTATGGTCTCCATCGTGTTTCTAGTACGAACGCGTCGTACAGCGCGCAGGAAGAGTTCGTGCTTCGTCGTGCTAGTGCTATGCGATGGGATTTTGGTCAGATCGTTCGCCGTCTCTTCACCGACGCATTCGACGTCCTGACGTACGCGTAACAAGTGTGCAGTTAGCAAGGACCCTGCCAAAGCTTTGGCAGGGTCCTTCACATTCACGTCACAAATTTGGTACAATCCACCTATTGACAGGAGGATATCATGGCTCGTCCGCAGCCCGCACGTCCCACCGTAGTTGGAGCAGAGCCGCGATCCGGTGACATCATCGAGGTCCGCGCCGTGCGCCCGCCTTTCGTCGACCAGGTCGAGGCAGTTACGATCGGTGAGAAGTTCCAGCCTGTGAAATGGCACCCGTGGCTCCAGGCACAGATCGATGCTGGATGGTTGGTGAAGAAATGATCACGGACTACACCACGTACGACGACGTAAGAGCGGTTCTCGGCGTGTCCGCTGAAGACCTTGAGGACGATACGCTGGCCCTGAAGGTCTACGCGGACCACCTCGCGGGGGACCTTGAGGACGTTGACATCGACCTCCCTGACACCTACGCAACGGTCAAGGCCGAACCCTTGCCAACGAGGCTGCAGACGCGCTTCATGACGGCCTGTGAGTTGTTCTCGACCTACGCCGTGGCCCGGCACCTGACAGGCGCCCTCCCCTTGTTCGCCCCGAAGCAAATGACCGATGGCAAGGCCGAGGTGCAGCGCTTTGATGCGTCCTATCGTGACACCATCAGGGAAGTGAACGAGCAGTACGGGCGACTGCGCAGTCGCCTGATCGCCGCCATGGAGGCTCTTGGAACGGCTGCCGCGACGGTGACGCCGGCCGTCTACATGTCGGTCGTCTCTCCATTGACTGATCCTGTTACGGGCCTGTAATGAGGCTCTACAGAGCAGCCAGACTGGCAGACGACACGGTCGCTACCGACGCCTACGGCACAGCAACCATCAATGTTCAGTATGAGCCACTCAGCTATGCCAAGATCGATGGCGTAGCAGTAAAGAAGCGCCAGATTTCAGTAGCACCGACTGTGACCATGCCGGCGAGGGGGGCTATTACCATTGATGGTCAAACCTACCTCGTCGGACATGGCGCACCTGATTACTGGAAGGGAAGCGCAATCAGGGTCAACTATGTGATCCAAGGCGCTGACGGGCTCGCAGAACTGACCAGCATCACAGACGAGTTGGCTGGCACGCTACCAGTCGAGGCCCATGCAGCCTTGGTGTTCAACAAGTACGTACCGGATGCCGACCTCTCTGGCAAGTACCCGCCGCAGTACCAAGTGTTCCTCGACGGTAACGAGACGGCGCCTGCAGACTCATTGGTCCGCCTCAACGGTGCGCTATACCTGGTCAAGGAGAGCTACGTATCGAACTCTGGCCTGCGTGTGGCTCTGGTCAACGAGCTCGATACGCATGCGCGTGAGGCCGCGACCTTCAACTCGAGCGCGTACGATCCGATTACAGACAGCCGCGTGGACACTCCGACATCGGTCGAGGTATTGCGCGTTAAGTGGCAAGAGCACTTCAACTACCTGACCAAGGCATCGGAGACCTATGAGCGCGGCGACCAGCAAGTGTTCACGCTCAAGGCGATCACGCCGAAGGCCTCAGACAACCTGACACTTTCAGACGGTGTATGGCGTATTCTGTCTGCACAGGATGAAGGTACGTTGTGGAGCCTGCATGTCCGCCGCGCTTAGGGGCCTGCCCCAGTTCAATGCCGAGGTAAAGAAGTGGTTCGCGGCAGTTGAGCGTGAGGCGGCCAAGGCTGCGACAGGTCTCGCAAAGCAGGTCTTTGAAAAGGTGCTTGAGGAGTCCCCGCAGAACAGTGGGGACTTCGTTGCCAACTGGAAGGTCTCGGTCGGGACCCCTGTCTCTGACTTTGAGCCTGACGTGCTGTCGAGGAAGTACAGCGACCACAAGGGAGAGGACGGCATCGGCGATTTCGTGCGCTTCAAGCGCGGCGATGCCGATGCCATGGACTATGCCAGGGCTCATGCTCACTGGAAAGTCCCGAAGCTCGGCCAATCGATTTTCATCTCGAACTCAGCAGAGCATGATGAGCGCTACGCCTGGCAGATAGAGAAGGGCCTTATCAAGTTCCGGCCGGTGAACGCCGGGGCGGGGGCGGCGGGGCGCCGCTCAGTGGAGTTCGTGCAGCGTAGCTTCGCCACAATAACCAGACCACAGTTTGACATTCTGAGGAAGATTGGAACATGACCTACGTTGAAGCCAGAGATGCCATCGTCACATACTTCAATGCCGCGTGGGTAACGACCTTCCCCTCCGTTCCAGTGTTCTACGAGAATACCACTCAGGTTGACATGGACAAGGTCGGCCCCACTTTTCTGTCCGTATCTGTGGATTTCGAAGATGCGAGACGCCTGGACATTGACCCGGACCCACACACCGAGTCATTCGGGAGCATGGGCATGCGCCTGTTCGTCAAGGAGGGGGCAGGCGTTCGCGGGGTGCTGGCCATGCAGGATGCGCTGAACTCGATCATGAAGTACCGGAGGATGGGAGACCTGACCCTGGAGGTCCCTGTCCCTGGGCGCAAGATTCAGAAGGATGGGTGGGTCAGTTACGACCTCACTGCGCCCTTCCGGTTCTTCTGGTAGCTATCAACATGGTATGTTGCATTGACAATAGCTATCGCGTAGAATTGTCAATACGTAAACTTCCCGTTGTGGGCAGACTTTGAACACACCAAGCATCAAGCTCCACGAGACGTTGATCCGCCTTGCAAAGGGTATGGTCAGCGCGTGGGAAGAATGGCTGAAGGCCCAATCGGGCACGAAAGCTTAACCAAATTCGTATCGCGTCACCGAGCACGCGGCAGGTCTCTTCCGGCACACGTTGTCGGGACTCACCTCAGCCATGAGCCTCCTCGGAATTACCCAGGAGACTTACCATGGCTATTACCCTCAGTACCGGCGCCACCCTCTCGGTCGCCAAAACCTACGCTGCACCCCTGACCTTCACCGCGATCAGCAACGCTGCCAGTGCGTCCTGCACCGTGGTCGGCTCGACCATCGTCGCTGGCGATTGGGTTGAAGTCAACTCAGGTTGGGGCCTGCTCGACAAGCGCCTCGCCCGTGCGAAAACCGGATCGAGCGCCACCGCGCTGATCCTCGAGGATATCGACACGCTCGACACCGCGAAATATCCGATCGGTACCGGCGCCGGTACCGTGCGCAAGATTACTGCATGGTCACAACTGTCTCAGGTCAAGTCGGTCTCGGCTTCCGGTGGTACTCAGAACTTCGCTGACATCACGTCGATCGAAGACGTGGTTGAGCGCCAAATCCCGACCACCCGCGCCGCCGTTACGATGACCGCTGAAGTGTTCGACGACCCGTCACTGCCCTGGTACACGGACGTGTCGGCCGCCGACGCAGCGCGCACGCCCTACGGCTTGCTGATGACCTTCCCGAACAGCTCGAAGCTGGGCGCCAACGCTTACTGGTCGATCCTCAAGGTCCCGACCATGGCCAACAAGGAAGCGTTGATGTCGCAGATCACGCTCTCGTACGCCGCAGAGCCGGTTCGCTACGCCTCGTAACATGACGGAATCGCTAGCAGTATGTAGTTAGCGCTTCCAGCGGAACCCACCAGTCCCCGGGATACCCCGGGCGCATTTACCCCGATTTGTGCGCAGGCTGGTGGACCTTCAAATCGGGGACAAATCGGGGATCACCACTATGTTCGTTCTACAGCCAAAACCAACCTTCAAGCTCGAAGTCACCATCCCGCGTCTCGACGACGAGGGGGCTGTCATCGAGTTCGAGCTCAACCACAAGGACCGGAAAGGCCTGAAGGCCTTCTTCGACTCGCTCGGCGAGGGCGACACCGCACGCAAGGACGTGGACGCGATCGGTGAACTCATCAAGGGCTGGAGCGGCGTTGACGCCAAGTACTCACTCGATGCCCTGGGAACGCTATTCGACAACTTCCCTGGAGCGCCTGTGGCTATTCTCGAGACCTACACCAAGGCCCTGGCCGAGGGTAAGAGAAAAAACTCGTAGATCTGGCCGCCCGGATGTATGACTCCGGGCCGTCAGAGGAAGAGCTTGAGAAGATAGGCCTGAAGCGGGAGGACGTTGAAGACAACAGCGACTTCGAGGTGTGGCCTGAGAACTGGATGCCGTTCATGGTGTTCAGCGATGTCTCAACGCAGTGGATCATGGGGCCAGGCGGCCCTACTGGTCTGGACTATACCCAGGTCAAGTGGGTGATGGACCTGCGAAGAGTAGGGAAGAAGGAGCGCCTGCTAATGCTCCAAGACGTACAGGTAATGGAAGCCTCTGCACTCCGCAAGATGGCTGAGAAGTAATTCAAAGGACAGTGACATGACGGGCGACACAAACTCAGCAGCAACACTGTCACTTGAGATATCCACTCGCGATGCGGTAACGAACCTCAACACCCTGAGTGAAGCATATGGGCGCCTGCATCAGCACATGCAGACGGGCCTTGACCTGCCTGGTCAGAAGAAACTCGACGCGGATCTAAAAGACCTCAAGGTCACGATGGGCAGTGTAGCCGCTGCAATGGATGCGCTGACGAAGAGGGCGGGCACCAGCGCCCAAGGCCTCTCGTCGGCGTACTCCCAGAGCCTCGGGGGTTACAGTATATCGATGAAGACTGCCGTGGCTGATACCAAGGCCGGGTCAGATCTCATCATCAGCCAGATGACCCGCGTCGCAACCGCGACGCGGGACCTCGCTGTCAAGCAGGTCCCCCTCGGGTTTAAGGTCGACCGAAACCTTGGGGCACTGGGCGCGCTTGAGGGCGACGCCAAGAAGGTCTTTGAGGCGTCGGCGCAGTACAGCCGTGCTTGGGCAGACGCCCACGTCGCAGACCTGACTCGCACGCTGGCGGCTGAGGTGCGGCACGGGGAAGCCATGGCCGCTGCCGTGGAACAGCGCAACAAGCTCATCCAGCAGTTTGACACCGAACGTTACCTGGCAGCCGGCGTAGCCGCGGCCAGGCTCAAGGCCATCCAGGAGTCGAGGGACAAAGAGACCTACGACCAGGAAGTGGCCAAGTACGCACGCAGGAACGAGCTAATAGAAAAGCTCGACTACGAACTATACGTGGCGAGGTCGGCGGCCAGCGCCAGGCTCAAGGCACTGCAGGAAGCGCGGGACACCGAAACCTACCAAGCCACCGCCGCAGCCGCAGAGCGTCAATTGGCTCTGGAGCGCAAGTACATCCTGGCATCAGAGGCTCAGCGCCTGAAGGCCGCTATTGATGCCCGCAAGCTGATGGACGCAGGGTATAGGGGGAACCTCGCCAGTGAGTTTGCACCAAGCACGATAGCTATGGCATCAGGTGCCAGCTTGAGGGCACTAGAAGCTGAGTACATAAAGCTTATAGGGGCCACCAACAGCTCGGCGTCCGCACAGCACAGATGGAACGAGCTTGCCCACCAGGGCAGCGGTGCAGCGAGGGGCCTCGCCGGCTCGCTGGGAGGCCTATGGCTGACCTACGGATCGCTGGTACCGCTGCTTGCCGCTGCGGCCCTTGCCAGTTCTATGAAGAGCGTGATTACTGTCGGCAAGGACCTAGAGTACCAGTTCACGTACATCCAGGCTATTACTGAGGGCACGGTCGTGTCCCTGAACGAGCTTGGGGACGCCATCAAGGGTACGATCTTCACCCCGGTCGAGGCTGCGGGCGCCCTGCGGGTGCTAGCCCAGGCCGGCCTTGAGGTGGACCAGGCCATGAGCGCCCTGCCAAGCGTGCTCAAGCTGGCGACTGTGGGCGAAGTTGATGTGGCTGGTGCTGCCTTGACAGCCACATCGGTGATGCACACGTTTGGCCTGGCAGTGAGTGACATCAGCCACATCGGGGACGTCTTCGCTACAGCCGCCAGGCTGTCCGCCACGTCAGTGGGGGAGATGATGGGGGCGATGAAGCAAGCGTCATCGGTGGCCAACATCTTCGGTGTCACCGTCGAGGAGACCGCGGCTGCGTTGGCGACTCTGGCGAACCGAGGTATCGAAGGGTCGGCTGCTGGTACCGCCATTAGGAACATGGTTAAGGAGCTTGCTTCACCTGCGTCCAAGCGTGCAGCAGAGGCTCTTAAGCAGTACGGCATTGAGATCTTTAACGCCGACGGGAGTGTTAAGACGTTCACCTCCAATCTGAAGGAGTTATCGCACGTCACGTCAGTAATGTCGGCCCAGACAAAAGCCAGGTTCTTAGAGGACCTGTTCAACGAGCGCGGGGCTAAGGCGGCCAACATCCTGCTTAGTGACCTTGAGAAGATGGAGAAGACGCTCAAGGAGATTGAGATGTCGTCCAAGGGGCTTGGCTTCATGACCGAGGCTCAGGTCCGCATCGCACAATCCCTTGACGGCATGATGAAGGCGGCCAAGTCCGGGCTGCAGGTTACGTTTGCCGAGGTTTATAAGAGCATCCGCCCTGACATTGAGGGGATAGTTGACAGTTTCTCAAAACTGGCGAGCAGTGAGGGGTTGAAGACAACCCTCACTGCCATTGCGAAGGGGTTCATCAGCCTGACAGAAGCCCTACGTGAGCACGGCACTGTGATCGGGACGGTCATTGCTGCGTACGCCGGGTTCGTAGTCGTGAAGACCGTGGGTACCATACTCACAACCATGTCCGTGGCAGCATGGGGCGCCACGGCCGCCGTTACTGGCCTTAGTGGGGCACTGGCTGGTCTCGCCACCGTAGGCAAGAGCGGGGGTGCCGTGGCGGTTATGGCCAGGCTCGCAGCGCTTCTCAATGGCCCTCTGCAGATAGGCTTGGCTGCGGTCAGTGTCGCGGCCGTGATCTACGCGTTGAAGATGCGGACCAGTCACGACACCATCGACGAGTTGACTGGTACAACAAAGGACCTCGTCGACGCACAGAAACGTCTGAATGACTCGATGGAAGCGGGGGTCTCGGGTCTCGCCGCCACGAACAAGTTGCAAGCCGAGAGGATCCGACTGCTTCGTGAAGGCAAGACGGCTGCCGACGCAGCTGCGCAGGCGTCTGACAACCTTGGGTATGCACAAGCCAAGGAGGCAGCCCGTACGGCACGAGAGTCGGCGAACAAGGCCCTGGCCAACCGGAGTTCGCCGAAGTTCGCCGCTGAGG